ACATAGCCTATTTTTTCTTTATTGTAGTAGCCCTGCAACATGCTTGTATCTATACTTGCAAGTCCAAAATGCTCACTACCATACCCACTGTAATACGTTGTTAAAATAGACTCTATTACTGCCTTATCTTCATCTGAGAAGCCATGCTCTAAAACTCTAGTCTCTTCACCTGTGTAGGGGTCAATACCTAGGCTTAAAAGTTCGCGCTCCATATCGTCAATTTCAGACCTAACTGCTTCGCAATGCAGTAGTTGGCGATGATACTTAATAGCATCTCTAAAGCGCATCGTGGCATTCATGCACACCTGAACAAGCAACATGCCTATCAGATCATTGTCGCCGTACTTTCCTAATATATTACTCTTAGCAATAACTCCAAAGTAGAGTTTAGTTCTGTCAGCGTCTAAGTCTTCAATAGCCTGCAACATTTCTTCAAATGCATAGGTGACATTAGTTTCAGCCTCTTCATCGCTTCGCATATCCTCTGCGGCGGCCTTACCGCTAAACAGCAAGTTGTTCACTGCATTCATGGCACAGCTCTCGTCCATGCCGGTTGTGCCTAAACTCTTCTCTAAAGCCTCTAATACTGATATACTAATCATGTTAATTCCTCTATGGTTGGGGTTAGCAGCCTCATACGGTACTTTTGCGAGAACGTATGGGGCTTTTTTGTGCCTAAGTTTCCTTGAACACATACTTATATTATCATTATGTATTGATTAACGCAATACTTTTGTATAAAATAAACTAACACAAACCAATAAGGAACTACAATGTCTAAAACAGTACCAGTAAGCTACAGGTTTCCGGCTGGACTCAAAGAGCGACTAGAGCAAGCGGCGGCTGAAAATAACCGTTCAGTGACCGCTGAATTAGTCCATCGCCTTGAGGAGTCACTAAACAACACTGACCACACAACCGATAGCGACATTCACCGCAAGCTAGATAAGATTTATATCGCCTTGCTAGAGATGAGTAAATAGCGAGGCCACCGAACCTATGGGTCTCGTTAAGGGTCGGACTTTAAATCTGACCCTTGCCGTAACCCTCATCTTGAGGGCTTGGTTATCTGTACCACATTGATACAGCCTCGAAGGTTATCCTAAATATGCCGTTTGGACTTTGTCTAGAATGCGGCTTGCCATGCAACCCCTCAAGATATTGACCGTACGGCGTCATATTGGTGATATAGATATTTTTCATTTCTTTATCGCCTAACTTGTTTATGACAGCCTGCCCTGCTGCCCTAGCACCTGCTCGACCAATTGTTTTACCCTCTGCATAAACATGGCTAGGATAGCCGATGTTAACATTGGTATTTCCCACAAAATTTGTAGTGTCGATGGCCGCAATATCTACCACACCATTAAGCATATCCGTAGCAATGTTTTTGATGTGTTTAGCACCATCTTTCAGCACCACATCATCAATAAAGCTCGCTGGGTCTTTATCCCACATCATCAATCCCTCTTAGCTGTAACGTCCATACACTGCCGGTAGGGTCACCACCAACATTTAGCACCCGATACTCTTTATCGTCCTGAACAATCACGTCATCAACTTGTGGATTAGCAGTGACCTCGATAGCGAGGGCTGTTAGCTTAATATCGCTAAGATTGATCTGAGTATCTTTAGTCTCGTCAATCTTGTAGTCACTAAACACACCACGCCCATTGTAGGTTATGTTGCCGCCGTCTGTGTACGTGTCAGTAATGGGGTCGTAATCGCCGCCTGAACCCTTGCGACTACCCTCAAAGCTCTTTACAGCGTCTCGTAGCTGATTATCGAAGGCTCTAGGCAGATGCTTATTTAAAATAGCATTTATCACACTCGCGGCCTCCTTTAATCACACTACCGTCATAGCTGATACGGTCACCGAAGTTAATCGCACCCGGGTCACAGTCTTTAACCACGCCATAGCCGTGCGTTTTAACCTCGGGGTTAATCAATAAAGCCAGCAACCTGCCATAGCTCGTTAAGCTCAGCCAGTCATTGCTCGCTTGTTTGTCGCTAAAGCTAACCTCTACAGTGTCAGCCTTAACTCTAGTAACTTGTGGCTCAGATGCTCCCTGTGGCACAGATAACAAATGAGCCGTAAGATAGATTAGGGCTAAATCTCGTTTGCCCTCATCTATGTTGTAGCCAGTGATTAGCAGCTGGGCATCACCTAAAGCCACCTCGATAGCTTTATCATCTGTAAAGTTAGGGTAACGCTCTTTAAATGATACCAAGTCCATAACTAATCCTTATTTTAAAACGTTGTTGGGTTCGCAATACTTCTAACTAACGACATAAACCCCTTTTGCAAGTCAGTACGGGCTATATTCAACCATCGCTTATCAATCGTATGCTCGATATCTTGAGCCTCTAAATTATCAATAAAGTCACCAACCTGTTGAGCTAATGCTTTAGCCTGATTGATCTCAGCAACCTGCGTTGTGGTCAACTCATTATGACCTGTTATTTTTCCGCTCATAACTAATCCTTATGCCGTTTCTAGTAAATCTGCCAATTCGTTAGCTTCTTTGATAGCTTCTTCTCGGTTGTAGCCTTCACCGATATAAGTATTCTCATTGCCGACTGAGGCAAACGCCATAAAATAGCCGTTTTCCTCAATTACTTTAATATCTCGCATATCTAATCCTTTTTAACTGTCTTAGCAGCCGGTTTAGCCGCTTGTTTCACTTCTTCAACTGTCACAGCGTCAAGCTCAATCAATTGCTTAATACGCTCATCTGACAAGCCTTTCACTTCATCACCAATGGCAAAGCTACCAATGGTTTGTTTTGCAATGTACTTTGACATATAGCCTCCGGTTTTCTAAAACCCCCGAATTCGAGGGAATTAGAATTAACCTAATTATGGCGAAATCGCCGCAATTGATTTAAGCGATAAAACCTTTACCACCAGCGACACCGTTAGGATTGCTTGGCACGATTAGTGGGCTTGACTCACTGATTAGCTTGATAGCAGATGGGTCACGCTCGATAATCTGATAATCGTAGTACTCTAAGGCTTGGCCATAAGCGTCTAAGTGCTTAATCTCACACTGCGCTTGGTAGCCTTGAGTGTCAGCAATCAGGTAAAAACCTTTTGCATCAATAAAGCGTGATACAGTGCCATTTAAACGATGCGCTAAGTCATACGTCCAGAACTGAATACCACCTAGCTCACCGCGATACTGAGGAACATCAGGGCGGTTAAACTGTGGTGCAAACGCACTAGGGGCAGTTGATGCTAATGGTTCACGGAAGCGCTCTTTAACTTCTTTGTTTTTGCTCAAAGCGTTGAACACAGCAGATGGCATTACGGCAACCGATGCAGCACTACCGCCTTTCTCGATTAGTGTGTCGTTCATCTTCTCGATGTCGCTAATCGGAGTAGCGTTCTCTTTTTCCCACGTTACAGACGGGGTAAAGTTAAGTGCTGGGTCACGACCAAAATCAATCAAGTAAGATGGGTAGTCATCAC